ACCATTGTATCTAAAAAAGTCAAATTTAGCATCAGTAAAATGCTTTTTCATTGCTAAGTATGTTGTGTAGACATCATACGGTGACATAATTCCTCTGCGTAATCTGCTATTCATTCTGTAAGTTATAGGGGTAGTTTAGCTTTGCTAGCACCAACGTTTTTCATAAAGTTTAGGTTGGTGGCGTCAACTTTAAGTTTTTCTTTAAGTGGTTTTGTCATAAGCTTGGAGATTGATTCTACCTCAATGTTCTCCTTTTCGCAATAGTGAATAATTGCCTCTATGTAATTTAATTTTTCATTGAGAACAATTTTTTCAATAATATAAGAAAATTTAATTGGTGTTAGAAATTTCTCTTGTAGAGCTTCCTCTAATTCGTTTTTTATGCTCATAGGGCTTCAAGTTTGTCGTTTACAAATTTGCGGATGTATGTATCGAGCTTCTTAACCCACTTATATACATCCTTTTCTTCATAGACTTTGAGCTCACCATCTTCACAAGCCATAATAATAACAAGTTTTTTGGCTTTGATTCCTGTTAGTTCATACAACATACAAGCGTATGCCGATGCCTGAACAAAGTATCCTTCAACCCACTTTAGTGGTTTGGGGGATTTAGAAGTCTTAAAGTCTATGATAGAAAGTTCCCCGTCGTAATCACCAATACAGTCAGGTGTTCCTGCAATGCCAAGACGCAAGCTATACATTGCTTGTTCTTGGACAATAATATTATCAATCTTATTAAGTGCTGGCTTTGCAGTATTAAATAAGATTTGTGAGATAGGAACCTTCGCTTTTGGCAACGGCTCATTCTGTAAATAATGCTCAGTTAAGAGGTGCATATCTGTACCTCTGGTCGTTGCTCGTTTAGATACACGGTTGGCTTCTTCATCACCAATACGTGCTCTCCACTTCATGATGCCTTCTCTACTCCAGTGAGAAGTCACTGAAGTAATTGATACTAGCTTAATCAGTTCACCATCAGAATCAGGGGCAGTATAGTACCTGACCCCGTTAATGGTTTCTCTGGTTAATTCTGGTATCTCAACTGGGTTATGAGTAAAAGGCATCTATCAATAATAAGATACCCTTATTATAGCACGGATTATATCTCAATGCCCGATTCGTGTTTAGCTACCAAGTATTCCTTACATAAACCTCTACGAACAATGTCATCTAAACCAAACTCAATCTTACTAACAGAAGGCATACGCTCTAGGATAGACATAAAGTCCATAATACCACTGCGTTCTGAAGCTTTTGTTAGGTCAGATTGCGTAGCATCTCCACAGAAATGAATTTTAGAATCTTCACCAACACGAGTCATAATAGAATCTAATTCGTGTGCGTTTAAGTTTTGGAACTCATCTACAATGATGATTGCTCCATCAAGTGTAGTTCCACGTAAGAATGAAGTAGACCAGAACTTTAATGTCTCTTGAGCCATCAAATTTCCATAAAGCATCTCGAATGGAGATGTTTGACCTGTAGAATTAATAGTCTGTAGATCTAAATCAAACATATATTTGACCATATTCTTATATGGAATTTGATATAGTGCTGATTTATCATCGTGGTCTCCTGGTAGGAAACCAATTTCTCTAGTTGCTACCAAAGATCTAACAAGATAAACTTTCTCATATGGAGTTTTTTCGTCTAGAACTTCCTGTAGTGCTTTATAAAGAGTAACGAAAGTTTTTCCTGTTCCAGCGCACCCATAAGCTACAATGTTCTGTCCTTTATCATACTCATCAAACAATATTTGTTGATTTTCTGTGATGGCATCAATTTTAGCTAAAAGGCTCTGATCAATAGGTTTTCTTCTCTTCATCTGCTTTGCGGTTAGACCGACCCCAATGGGGTTAGCAGACTTACGATTCTTTCTTGTAGGCATTTTTTTAATAAAGGTAACAACATTGAAAAAGGCACAAAAAAGGGGCACCTAGATCTTTTTGACCCTGGACCCCGGAGCACGAGAAGCCAGATCAAGAACATCGTTCCATCCTGGATTCTTGTTAACTAGTTTCTCTTTCCATTCACCAACTTCCGATGTGGTAGTTGCACATCCATAAGACCAATCGCGTTCCCATAAGGGGTTTTCCGCGTACCAATCCATAATTTCGTGTACGCTACACTCAATTACCTGGGTTTCTTTAGTCTCTTTTTGGACTACATGATATGTCGCCATAGATTTTAAACTCCATGTCTTAATGTTATTTAGGGGGCAAGACGCGCTCTGTGGAGACGCTTCTCTTCATAATACTCAAAAATCTGGGGAACCCATACCTTTGTTGGTTCGACCATTGCTTCACATAGTGCCTGGATTTCTAGCTGTGCGTCAAGCTTGGCTCGTAGATCGAGGAAGTGAAGTAATGCGCGGAGACTGAATGTAACCACAAAGTTTTGACGGATATTCTGGGGAAGATAGTCCCTAGAGTGCTCTTCTGATACACCGTTCTCAAACTGTATAGCAAAACGCTCAGAAGCTGCCTGACAGAGCCCTAGCTGAGTCTCATAGTCATCGGAGGTCCATTCATACTTCTTACCTTTACGGTTAGTGTAGAAGCCAGGAGGGCGCACATAGAAGACTTTCTTGGGTAGAAGCTCACCTGAGGCTACTTTAAGGACACGCTTACAAGTATAACGTTGTGATTGAACATCAAAGCTAATACCTACACGGTGAGTACGTGCCTGTACGATTACGTTGTGAACGAAACCAGAACAACTGAATGAGATCGCTGGGTGCTCTAGTGGTCCCCAATGACCGCGTTCGTTTGCTAAAAGCTGATTGATTACCCACTCACCAGCATCCTTCTCATGAGGGATATTGGTGTCTTCAATGGGAAGTTCACTGTAATCATTTTTACCACCCATATACACAAGTTGTTGTGGATTAGGCGTACACCTGATCATCTCTACCTTCTGATATGGATCAAGGCGGAGTAGGTCTGCGGCTTTTACTGGTTTCATAGTGTATCGTCAATCACTTGGGTGAACATTGTTTGGATTAGATCATCGGTGGAAATTGCTTCCTCCTCGTCGCTATAAGCAGTCTCAGAAACCTTATGGGTCTCAGAGTCGGTGTAAACCTCTGCTTTTAGTTCTTCAATAAGAACTTCAATTGATTGAATTAAGAATTTTACCTTGTCTCTGTCCATTAGTATTATGTATTCCGATCCATTATAGCACAAAAAAAGGAGCCTTGCGGCTCCCAAAATCAAGCGATATTCGCTTTGTTGTTTAGTCTTGCCATAAGCAACCGAGCTTCGTGAAGCTTTCTTGCTTTTAGCTCTTTTTGACGGATGATGTCTAGGGTATTCATTTTGCTACCTCTACCTTAACGGTTTCGGTGTGCTCAATACCACGATAAGTTTCAGTTACTTTTTTGTAATCTGATTCTTTCGTTAAGTTACGGTCGGTGTCATAAGCGACACCACGGTATACTGCTAGCATTTGTTTGCTCCTAAGAAATAAGGTTAATAAAAACCCCGTTCCTTCGGGTGGCGTTTGCGTCTCCCACTCTCGCAGAAGATGAACGTAATCCGTTCCGCGTCATCCTACTTGCGTCACACAGCCTTCTGTGTGATGAACGTATAAAGAGTATAGCATACTCTCCACATATTTAGGGAGCTTTATAATTTCTTAAGGTTTATGGGAGATTTTCGTGGAGGGAAATTAGAGCCAATATCGCTCCGCTTCAATGTTAATTGCTATACGATACTCGTCAGTCTCAACACCAATGGGGCAGTGAGGATAGGTACCTGGCATTGTAATGAGCTCACCCGCTTCGGGGTGAATCATTACTTCTGGATGGTCCCAACTTTCCTTAACTAAAAGGGCACCATCATCTGGGCAACTTTTAGGGCAGATCGGTGTATGAAAATAAAATACACCATTAGCCGCACAAGAAGATTTTGTATGGTCATGCCAAAGTTTAGGCATATACTTTTCTTCCCACCTTTTATTATTCATGACATACGCATAGAAATGAAATTTCGCAACAGTATTATCTGAATAATCTGGATAAGTAAAATCAGCAATAATTTGCTCATAAAAAATATGATATAAAGGAAGGAGAAGTTTTATACAATCCCAATCCCTAATTCTAAAATTATGCTCACTAGGTGGATACTTGTATTTCTCGTGCTCTCTGATTATGGTCTCTTTTACGTAAGAGTAATCTTTACACCAATCAAACCCAAGATGGATTCGATCTAACTTCAACCTCTACCACCCCAACTGATGTCAGGATAAGCCTGCTCAACTATTTCTCTAGAGACTTTGTAAGTATTTTCTAGAAGACCATCTTTCACAAGGACCATAATCTCTGCTTCAAGAGGGTGAACCGACTGAAGTAAGTTGATAAACATAGACTCACGACGCATACCAGATAGCTCATCATTACCACCCTTAACAAAGTGATAAAAATTACGAGTCTGGGAACGAAGAGTAGTTCTACCGTTAGTGTCAGCACTACCTAACGAAAAGTTTCCGTCAGTATACATTTTACGAGACTTATCTGCTAGATTTTCAGACAATGTACCATTATACTTTAGCTGATCTTCAGGATCACCGTAAGGTACATCACCTTCAGGTAGCTCACTAACTACAGTTTCATCAAAGTTCCAAATGAATAGGGACTTAAGAGTCATACATTCATACTTCTTAAGAACTTCAACTTTTTTAGCTTTACTTCTTTGACGAGAGGCTAGATCTAAAATTTCAAACATCAATGGACTATTTGGTAGGTCCATCGAAAGTGGCTTCTTTTTAGGTGAAGTAGTTGCTTTGGAAGTGGAAGACTTCCTTGCTTTCGTTGGTGTTTTGGTTGTCGCTTCTGCCATGATAATTAAAAAATAATGTTTTAAAGGTCTTCTTCTTCCCAGTCACCCAGGTTATCGTAGCTATTCTCAAAACGAATAGCAAGAATCTCATCTGGTAATACGTTACCGTCTTCATCGTAAAACTCTGGGTGGTTTGGTAATGCTGAAGCTTGAGCTGAAATGTAACCATAAGTTAGATAGCCTATGACACCCCCTAACAGAAGAAACATTTGGAGCATTATGACGCCAAATACAATCGATAGAGTAAGCATTTGCTCTCCCCCAAGGTCTTTTAGTTATTTATAACAGTCCCTCAGCCTTCAGATAGTTAACAGTTTCAGTAGCACCTCCGATGACGGTACCATCTTCCTTTACGACTTTTGGAAACGTGGTGTTAGATCCAAACTTCTCAATGAATTCTTCTCTAGTAAAGTCAACAGCTAATAGTAATTTTTTATACTCAATATTTTTTAACTTAAGAAGCTTAGTTATTGCTTCACAGTATTGGCATTTAGTTTTAGAATATACTGTTAACATTTGATATGACTGACCAAGGTACTATTATAACATACAATTACTTATTGTGCTTCTTCCTCAGTAGGGGTGGGGATAGGTACTACCACTTCTTCAGTAGACTCTTCATCGCTACTTGTCTTTAGCTCTTCATCACCACTTGAAATAATCTCTTTTCCTTTAATAGAAAATCCCATTTACATATTAATAACTATAATTATTTATAGGCATAAAAAAAAGGACTTTAAAGTCCTTCTATGAATCTCTAAGTACTTAGAGTGACTTATCAACCTTGACAAGGCTGATTGTAGTTGATTTAAGGGGCTTTGTCAAGCCCCATATCTATGTTATAATAGATAGATCAACCAAGCTTCTCTTGAAGAGCAGCAATTTGATCAGCCTGTTCTTTAACAGCCTGAACGAGTAGACCAATTAGACCGTTATAAACAACAGTCTTGTGATCAGCACCTTCCTTGACTAGAGTAGGTAGAACAGCTTCAACTTCCTGTGCGATAACACCAGCTGAAGAACCTGAACCATCTTTCCAATCGAAAGTTACACCGCGTAGTGCTTGAACTTTAGCTACAGCTTCGTCAATCTCAACGATGTTATCCTTTTTACGGATATCAGAAGTTGAGTTGAAGTCAGTAGCGGTACAGACACCAGTAATAACAGCGCCAGCACCTGTAGTTAGCAAGCTAGTAATAGATACATTGTCAGGTAGACCAATCGTGATAGATTGACCAGCACCAACTGTTTCTACTTCTAGATTAGTACCTACGATGCTGAAGGTCTGGCTGCTTAGGTCAACAGAACCAGATCCAGTACCACCTTCAAAGTTTAGAGCACCACCAGTCTCAGTAATAGCAGCATCGACGTAAGTCTTAACAGCTAGTTGAGTAGGAATGCTGGTGTTAGTCGCAACGCCACTTACAGTATCGACCAATGAGGTCTCAATACCAATAACGTTGACGATTTGTCCACCATCAAAACCGAAGTCGTTAGTGACGGTTAGATCACCAGCAATTAATACATCTTCAGCCAAGCCAAGAGTAAGAACTCCAGGATCGCCAGAGACAACAGCTGTGACTTCGTTTGCTGTACCATTGATTACAAAACTCTCTGTACCTAGAGCAATTGTTCCAATGCCAGCAGCATCGTCAACAATAGTTAGATTAGAGTTTCCACCAACCTGACCAGAAACATAGTCAACAACTCCTGCAGCAGTAACTGCTTCAGTAGCGCCAGCAGACTCAGTTAGGTCTGTTGTGATTCCAGTGAAGTTCTCGTCAGCATCACCACCAGCAAACGCCATAGAGCCAGGAAGCTCTAGTGTGGATGATAGAGTGAATAGTACTGTGTTACCAGCACCAACGGTTACTTCGGTGTCAATTTGATTGACTGTACCTTGGAAATCAAGATTCTCACTAGCTAGATCGATGTCACCAACATTAACGCCGTCGTCACCGACGAAGTTTAGCTGGTTGGCAGCACCAACAGAGCCATCAACGTATGCCTTAACGCCTTCAGCAGTAACTGCTTCGGTAGCGCCAGCAGACTCATTTAGGTCTGTTGTGATTCCAGTTAGGTTCTCATCAGCGTCGCCGCCAGTGAAACTAATCTGAGTGAACTCAGCAGCACCTGCAAATGTGGATAGACCACTGATTTGTAGTGTGTCGCCTTCGATGTGACCAGCAACATCCAATGACTCAAAACTTGCGTCACCGCCGTTTAGAATATCATTGCTGTTGAGATCAATGTTGTTGTTAAACGTAGCAACACCAGTAACAATTAAGTTACCTAGTGTAGCGATACCAGTGACATTTAAGTCAACGATTGTTCCGCCACCACCACCAGAAGTGATGATACCAGTTAGTTTTGAACCATCACCACGGTACTCAACCGCAGTAACAATACCAGAACCAGCATCTAGCTGGATCTGCTCACCTACAAAGAGAGCGGCATCAATACCAGCGGTATTAATCCCGATAAGATCTCTTGTATTATTAATAATAACATCACCTTGTATTTGGTATGCCATTAAAATTTTTCTCCTTAAAGTCTTTGTGTACGTACAAAAAGGCTAAATATGCCTCCTTATATTTAGTAGACTTTAACTTTCTAGCTTCTCTATTCTAGTCCTCAACTCAATATTTTCTTCTTTAAGTTCCTTCACAGATTCAATCAAGGCACCAATCAATCCATTGTAATTGACAGACTTGGGGAAATCACCAACAACCATTGTTGGGAAAACTTTCTGTACTTCTTGAGCAATGACACCAGCGGATTGTTTCCCACTATTTATAAAGTCAAAGGTGATACCATTTAGTTTACAAATCTTATCAAGTGCCCCATCAATTGGCTTGACATTCTCCTTAACTCTAATATCAGATAGTGAATTAAAGTCTTCAGCGCTGATAGTACCAGTTATATCTGCGGAATCTGCTTTAAGATTGCCACCAACAGTCAAATCATTACTGAAGGTTGAGGTTGAACCCACACCAGCTACGCTAATAAATGTGTTGAATCTTCCTTCATCAACCTGGACGTGGGATGGTTCATTTGTAAATGTATTTAGACCAGCAATAACATTTCCACTACCAGTTCCAATTTCAATCTTCTCTTGACCGGGAAGACCGTTCAATGTAATTGAAGCTGGACCAATAGTTACAATACCACTGATGATAGAGTCACCATCAATAATAATTGCTTGTCCATCGGAACCACCTGTAAGGTTGCCATCAATAATTACATTTTGGAAGCGAGCATCTGTTGCGGTTAGAGTACCTACAGTTGCTATACCACCAACTAGGAGGTTGCGCTTGACAAATAGATCATCTTCTACAAAGAGGTCACTAGTGAATGTTGATAGTCCAGTAGCTCTAAACTGATTAGTTGTGAGGATTCCCGTGACATCAATGTTTACACCACTAATTCCAGAGAATACTTGATTACCTTCAACAACTAGGTCACCATTTACATAGATATCAGCAGAGAATGTTGCGATACCAGCGAATGTAGATACACCAGTAACTTCTAGTTCAGCGAATGACGCACTTCCTCCACTGACTGGAATACCTGGAAGGCTTACAAAGCCGCCAGGTGGGACAGTAAGGCTGTTTGCCGTTATTTCATCACCAGTAGCAGTTCCAAACCCAATAGAGCTTACTCCAAGGACATTTAATGTAGAAACTCCACTAGCAATTAAGTTTGTAGTTGATGTTAGACCAGAAACAAATAGGTCGTCAGAAACAAATAGGTCATTTTGGAATGTGCCTACCCCAACGAAAGTAGAGAAACCAGTTACTCGTATTGTATTGAATGTTACATCACCACCTTCGGTGACAATACCAACACCATCAATATTAGCAACACCACTAACATTTAGATCCTTTAGTTCGGTAAGTTCTGATACAGTAAG